TATTAGTTTAAATTATCCTTTCTTCTTCAAGCCAATACAGGACGGTATGGACCGGCCAAAGTCCGAACTCGCATATAGAGTACCAGCTAAGAAGTTTACGCGTAAAAAAATACGTGAACGTGAAGAGATGGATGACGTTGAAGGTCTTGATACAACTATAGATTGGAAGAACACAGGCGACAACAGCTATGATGGTGAAAAGCTTTCATTACTAGTCCATGATGAAAGTGGTAAATGGGAAAGGCCTGATAACATAAGAAACAACTGGAGAGTTACAAAAACTTGTTTACGATTAGGTAGTAGAGTTGTAGGTAAATGTATGATGGGTAGTACTAGCAACTCGCTTGACAAAGGTGGTGATAATTTTAAAGACTTGTATAATAATTCTGACGTAACAAAACGTAATCGCAACGGACAAACTAAATCAGGTTTATATTCTTTATTTATACCAATGGAGTGGAATTATGAAGGCTTTATAGATCAGTATGGTCAACCTGTATTTAACACGCCTAGCAAACCAGCTATTGATCCTCAAGGCATGGAAATAGATTATGGTGTTATAAATCATTGGGAAAATGAAGCTGAGGGTTTAAAAGACGACCAAGATGCTTTAAATGAATTTTATCGTCAGTTTCCTAGAACTGAAGAGCACGCGTTTAGAGATGAAACAAAAAATAGTTTATTTAATCTTATAAAAATATATGAACAAATAGACTACAATGAAGGCAATAGAAACTCTTCAGTAATAACCACTGGCAACTTCCAATGGTTGAATGGTAAAAAAGATACTATGGTAACTTTTAATCCTGACCCTAATGGTAGATTTAAAATAAGTTGGGTGCCAAGTGGTAAATTGCAAAATAACGTTATATTAAAAAATGGAGTAAAATATCCAGGTAACGAACATATGGGAGCGTTTGGCTGTGACTCGTACGATATATCTGGAACTGTAGATAACAAAGGATCTAAAGGCGCTTTGCATGGTTTAACAAAGTTTTCAATGGAAGATGCGCCAGCTAACACTTTCTTTTTAGAATATATAGCTAGACCACAAACAGCTGAAATATTTTTTGAAGATGTTTTAATGGCTTTAGTATTTTATGGTATGCCAATACTTGCAGAGAACAATAAACCAAGATTGCTATACTATTTACGTAGAAGGGGTTATAGAGGTTTTAGTATGAACAGGCCTGATAAAGTTTGGAATAAACTATCGATTGCAGAAAAAGAAGTTGGTGGAATACCTAACTCTAGTGAAGACATAAAGCAAGCTCATGCGGCTGCTATTGAAATGTATATAAACGATCATGTTGGTTTATTACAAGACGGAACTTATGGCACAATGTATTTCAATGAAACATTAAATGATTGGTCTAAGTTTGATATAAATAGAAGAACAAAGCATGATGCCTCTATAAGTACTGGCTTAGCTATAATGGCTTGCAACAGACATTTATACCGACCTAACCCTAAACAAAAACGACAACCATTAAATATAAGTATATCAAAATATAATAATACTGGATTTTCATCTAAGATAATTAATAATAAAATATGAGACAAGAACACTCTATACATTTTCCGTCACAAGCGGTTAGCGATTTAGAAAAGTTAAGTGAAGATTATGGATTAAAAGTAGCAAGAGCTATAAGGCATGAATGGTTCTCTGGAACGACGTCTAAATACAATAGTCACAAAAATAACTTTCACACATTAAGACTATATGCTAGAGGTGAGCAGCCAATACAAAAATATAAAAATGAATTATCTATTAATGGTGATTTATCTTATTTAAACTTAGACTGGAAGCCAGTGCCTATTATACCTAAGTTTGTTGATATTGTAGTTAATGGTATGGCAGAAAGAAACTATCAAATAAACTGTTTTTCTCAAGACCAGTATGGAGTTAGTAAGCGTACAGAGTATATGGAGTCTATGCTTAGAGATATCAGAGCTAAAAACTTTGATGCTATAGTTCAACAGCAGTATGATATAGATATGAGAGAAAATGAAGGAGAAGATCTTCCAGATACAGAAGAAGAATTATCTTTACACATGCAGCTTAACTATAAACAAGCTGTAGAGTTAGCTGAAGAACAAGCTTTAAATGTCTTATTAGAAGAAAGTGATTATGACCTAATAAGACGTAGAGTTCTTTATGACTTAACAGTTTTAGGTATGGGCGCTACTAAAACTACTTTTGATTTTAGTAATGGAGCTAGAACAGAGTATGTAGATCCTGCAGATTTAGTATATTCTCATACAGAGTCTCCATACTTTGAAGATGTTTACTATGTTGGCGAAGTAAAAGAAATACCAATTAACGAATTAGTTAAGCAATTTCCAGATCTTTCAGAAAAAGAAATTAAAGATATAGTAGATAAGTACTCTTATCCATTAGATTACGTAACCCATAAAGATAAAAACAAAGTTCAAGTTTTATATTTTAATTATAAAACTCATATGAACAACGTTTATAAGTTAAAAAAACTAGCTAGTGGTGGTGAAAAAATAATAGAAAAAGATGACACGTTTAACCCTCCTGTGGAAAGTATGGATGGTAACTTTGAAAGATTAGAAAGAGTAGTTGAAACTTTGTATGAAGGTGTTTATATTATAGGTTCAGATAAAATATTAAAATGGAAGATGGCTGACAACATGATGCGTACAGACTCTGATTTTAGTAAAGTTAAAATGAATTACCAATTAGTAGCGCCTAGAATATACGAAGGTAGAATAGAAAGTTTAGTTGGTAGAATAACTAGCTTTGCAGATATGATACAGCTAACACATTTAAAGCTACAACAAGTGATGGCTCGTATGGTACCAGACGGTGTTTACTTAGATGCAGATGGTTTAGCAGAAGTTGATTTAGGTAATGGAACAAACTATAATCCACAAGAGGCTTTAAACATGTTCTTTCAAACTGGTAGTGTTATAGGTAGAAGCTTTACAGCAGATGGTGATGGTAACCCCGGTAAAGTGCCAATACAACAAATAAACAACGGCGTTAATAGTGGTAAGATACAAAGTTTAATATCTACATACAACTACTATTTACAAATGATTAGAGATGTAACTGGATTAAACGAAGCTAGAGACGCTAGTACTCCAGCTAGAGATGCTTTAGTTGGTGTACAAAAGTTAGCAGCGGCAAACTCTAACACAGCAACAAGGCACATACTTCAATCAATGATTTACATAACGGCTGAAGTAGCAGAGTGTTTATCTTTACGTATAGCTGATATAATAGAGTACTCACCTACTAAAGAAGCTTTTATAAGAGCGGTAGGTGCTCACAACGTTGCTACGTTAGATGAAATGAAAAACTTACATTTATACGACTTTGGTATATTTATAGAGCTAATGCCTGATGATGAAGAAAAGCAAATGCTTGAAAATAATATTCAAGTATCTTTACAACAAGGTTCTATAGATTTAGATGATGCTATTGATTTACGTAACATAAGAAATGTAAAGCTTGCTAATCAAATGTTAAAAGTAAAAAGAAAAAAGAAACAAGAAAGAGATCAGCAAATGCAACAACAAAACATACAAGCTCAGTCGCAAGCTAATGCACAAGCACAGCAAGTTGCCGCGCAAGCTGAGATGCAAAAAAATCAAGCCAAAGCTCAAGCCGATGTTCAAGTAGAGCAAGCAAGGTCTCAATTTAAAACTCAATATTTGCAAGCAGAAGTTGAAGCTAAAAAACAACTAATGGCGTATGAGTTTGAGTTAGACTCTAAGTTACAAATGATGAAACAAGAATCAATGAACAAAATAGAATCTAAAAGAGAAAAAAGAAGAGACGATAGAGTAGATCAACAAGCAATGCATCAAAAAGAAATGATTGATAAAAGAAGTGGGGTAAGTTCACTTAAAAACTTTGAGTCATCAGGTAATGATACTATAACGGGAGGTGCAGGTATGTAATCTCTTATTTTTTAATATTTTATAAAATTTTATTATGACAGAAGAAAACAAAGAAGTTATCGAAGAGGTAGCTGAAGAACAAAATGAACAACCTATTGAAGAGGCTGTTGAAGAAGTTATAGATGAAACAAAATTTGATAGCGCTGGAGATCCAGATGTTATTAAAATAGATTTAGATGCTATAAACAACCAACCGCAAGAACAAGAAGTTGTAGAAGAAAAAGATAATAACGTAGAGCAAGTTGTAGAAGAAGTGACTGAACAACCAGTGATGGAAGAAGTTACTGAAGAAGAAAAAGTAGAAGAAGTTGCAGAAGCTGTTGAAGAAGCTGTTGAAGAAGCTGTTGCTACAGGAAAGCCTTTACCAGAAAATATACAAAAGCTTGTAGATTTTATGGACGAGACTGGTGGTGATATACAAGACTATGTTAATTTAAACAGAGATATTTCAAGTATGGACGACTCTGATATATTAGATGAGTACTACAGAAGTAAAAAATCTCATCTAACAGCGGAAGAACGTAATTTTTTATTAGAAGAAAAGTTTGGTATTGATGAAGAGATAGATGATGAAAAAGCTATACGTAGTAAAAAAATAGCCCTCAAAGAGCAAGTTGCCGAGGCTAAAGCCTATTTAGACGGGCAAAAGTCTAAGTATTATGAAGATATTAAAGCTGGGTCAAAGTTGACTCAAGAACAACAAGATGCTATTAATTTCTATCATAAGTATAATAAAGATCAAGAAAGTCAGAAAAAGTTATCTGAAAAAAGCAAGAGAACATTTTTAAATAAAACTGATAGTTTCTTTGGACAAAACTTCAAAGGTTTTGAATATAATGTCGGAGATAAAAAATATAGGTTTAATGTTAAAGATGTTGATAAAGTAAAGAAAACTCAGGTTGATATCAATAATTTTGTTAACAAGTTTGTTGGCGATGATAAATCAACTATTGAAGATGCTGCGGGTTATCATAAATCTTTATACACAGCCATGAACGCAGATGCTATTGCTAAGCATTTTTACGAGCAAGGTAAAGCAGATGCTATCAAAGGTCAAGTTGCTAAAGATAAAAACATTAATCTAGATCCTAGAAAAACGCACGGCGAAACAAATGTTGGGGGTGTTAAGTATAAGGTTTTGGGTCAATCTTCTTCTGAAATTAAAAATAGATCTTTTAAAATTAGAAAACGAAAATAATTAATAATTTAAAAAGAATATATTATGGCAATTACTAATGGACCTAGTTTGAATAGCGTACCTGCTGCACAAAAGCAGTTGCTATCATCTAACTATCTGGACTTAAATAGTACAGCTGGTTGGGGTCAACAATATTTACCTGATCTAATGGAGAAAGAAGCTGAAGTGTTCGGACCACGAACTATCTCAGGCTTCTTAAACAAAGTTGGAGCAGAAGAGTCTATGACTGCAGATCAAGTTATTTGGTCAGAGCAAGGTAGGCTACATTTATCTTATAAAGGAAGATTAACCGCAGAAGATACTTTTAGAATCCAAGCTGATATTGATGAGGCTTCAAGCGTTCTCGCAGGTCTTGATACAGCTCACGGTGTTAGAAAGTTTGATACAGTTATAGTATCTAATGTTAATGGAATCGTTAAAGCAATGGTTACAGATGTAACTGGTGACGGTGATATATTAACGTTAAAAACTTATGATGGTTCAGCTATAGCTGCGCTTGATACTGACTTAACAACAACTATATTAGTTTATGGTTCTGAGTTTGCTAAAGGAACTGGCTACAATGCTGTCGGTACTTTGATAGAATCTAGAAACGCTCATGAGCCTCAGTTTAAAACTTTCTCTAACAAACCAATTATAATCAAAGATTATTACGAAGTATCTGGATCAGACGCTTCAAGAATTGGTTGGGTAGAAGTAACTAGCGAAATGGGACAAAGTGGATACATGTGGTACTTAAAAGCTGAGTCTGATACTAGAGCTAGATTTACTGATTACTTAGAGATGTCAATGTTAGAAGCTGAGCTTGGATCTGACTCACCTCACAACTATGGTGCTGGTGTAACAGCTGATCCTACTGATAACTCTGTTGACGCAGCTATGGGTCAAAACGGAGCTGTTGTAGGTACTCAAGGATTATTTGCTGCTATCGAAGAAAGAGGTAATATTACTTCTGGAGTAACTGGCGTTAATGCTGCTACTGATTTAGCTGAGTTTGACGCTATACTAGCTGAGTTTGACAAGCAAGGTGCTATTGAAGAATACATGATGTTTGTGAATAGAGCTACTAGTTTAGCAATGGACGATATGTTAGCTTCAATGAACTCTTACGGAGCTGGAGGTACTTCTTACGGAGTATTTGACAACGACGAAGATATGGCATTGAACTTAGGTTTCTCAGGTTTCCGAAGAGGTTCTTACGACTTCTACAAGTCTGACTTTAGATACTTAAATGACAAAGCTACAAGAGGTGGTATTAATGACGCTAGCGCTGCTAATGCGATTAGAGGCGTTATGATACCAGCTGGTGTATCTACTGTATATGATCAAAGCATGGGGAAAAATCTTAAACGACCTTTCTTACATGTTAGATTTAGAGCTTCTGCTACTGATGATAGAAGAATGAAGACTTGGACTACTGGTTCAATCGGAGCTGCTACATCAGCGTTAGACGCAATGCAGTTACACTTCTTATCAGAAAGATGTTTAGTTACTCAAGGTGCTAACAACTTTATGTTAATGAAGTAAGACTATTTATTTATAAGGGCGGTCACGTATCGCCCTTATATTTTTTTTAATTTTTATTATATTATATTATGGCAAAGAAAAAAGTAACTAAGGTTGAAGAACCTATAGTTGAAGAAACAGTGGTTGTAAAAGAACAACCTAAGGTTGAAGCTCCTAAAATAAAAGCTAAACCAAAAAATACTTGGGAAATAAAAGATAGAGTTTATTATTTAAAAGGTAGAAAAAAACCTGTCTCAAGATCTATAAAGTCTTGTAATTTATTTTGGTTTGATGAAGAAAAAGGTTATGAAAGAGAAATAAAATATTGTCAAAACCAAAGAACAGTGTTTGTAGATGAGATGAAAGGTGATCAAAGGTTAGAGCATATTGTTTTTAGAAATGGTGCTTTATATGTTGAAAAAAACAAAACAACTTTACAAAAGTTTTTATCATTATATCACCCTCACAACGGCCAATTGTTTTATGAATATAAACCAGTTGAAGTAGCAGAAAATCAAATTGATAGACTTGAATTAGAAGCTGATGCGATATTAATGGCTAGACAGTTAGATATCGACATGGCTGAAGCTATAATGAGAGTAGAAAGAGGATCTGAAGTATCTAAGATGAGTTCTAAAGAACTTAAACGAGATTTATTATTATTTGCTAGAAATAATCCTAATTTATTCTTAGAACTAGCTAATGATGATAACGTGCAGCTTAGGAACTTTGGTATTAAAGCTGTTGAAGAAGGAATATTAAAATTATCAAGTGATCAACGACACTTTGCTTGGGGATCGACTGATAGAAAATTAATGACAGTTCCTTTTGACGAGCATCCATATACAGCTTTAGCTCACTGGTTTAAAACTGATGAAGGTATGGAAATATACAGTCAAATAGAAAAAAGAATAAACTAGTTAGTTTAAACTACAAAACTATAGCCACCTTAACGGGTGGCTATTTTTATTTAGGGGCTAACCTTCCACTTTATTATGTAACTATATTATAGTATAAAATACAATAATATGAGTAAATCAAAAGGTTTAGGAGATACTGTAGAAAAAATTACTAGAGCAACTGGTATAAAAAGCTTAACTCATCTAGCTATGTCGGCAGCTGGCTATAAAGACTGTGGCTGTGATAAGCGCAAAGCTTGGCTTAACAAACAGTTTCCTTATTATAAACAAAAATAATTATGGCAGTAAGTGTAGATAACGTATATCAAAAAGTTTTAGCAATATGCAATAAAGAACAAAGAGGCTATATAACTCCTCAAGAGTTTAATTTATTTGCTGATAAAGCTCAAAATGAAATATTTCACAATTATTTTCATGGCATTAAAATGGCTGAAATGAAACCTAAGACTCAAACAGTATACTCTGATACGTTAGAAATGTTAGAAGAAAAGTTACAACCATTTTTTGTTACAACAACAGCTAATACTGGAACTAATAATTTAACACTTCCACCTGGTACGCATAAGCTTATAAGTATAGAAACAGTAAGTGCTGGCAGAGGTGCTGGTAATAAAATAACGTCTATTAATGAAAGCGAGTTTGAATACGTCAATAACAATCCTTTGACAAAGCCTACTATGAAAAGATCTGTGTATGTCAGGCAAGGCTCAAGTGTAGTTTCTATATACCCAACCCCAAGTACTACAACATATAATATTGATACATCAAACCCACCTGATGGCGTTCTTGACGCAGAATCTTTTATAGTTAAATATTATAAAATACCTTCTACTCCTAAGTGGACATATGTTGTGGTTGGAGAAGAAGCTTTGTATAACGGCACAGCCTCTGACGCTAATAACTTTGAATTACATGGTGGTGAAGAAGAAAATTTAGTGTCAAGAATATTAATGCTAGCAGGTATTACTATACAAAAGCCAGATATACAACAAGCTGGTATAACAGATATAAACTTAACAAGGCAACAACAAAATAGTTAATTATGGGATTACTAGACGGAACAACACAGAATCAATATTACGACTCAAGTAACTCTGCTAATTACGGTAATTATCAGTTTACTACTTTGGAAAATATTATAAATGCTTTCATGATAATGTATGTTGGTGAAGGTAAAATAATAAATAAAGTTAATAGAACTGACGTTCAGTTTCATGCTATGAGAGCTGTGCAAGAATTATCTTATGACGTATTAAGATCTTTTAAATCCCAAGAAATAGAAGTGCCTAATACCCTTTCAATGGTTCTTCCACAAGACTATGTTAATTATATTAAAGTAGTTAGAGTTGGTACTGATGGTTTAGAAAGACCTTTATATCCTGCTAGAAAAACTTCAGATCCATTTGCTATAACTCAAAATACAGATGGTACGTACGATTTTGGTCAACAAAAAAGAGTTGTAACAGTTACATTCTCAGGTATAACAGATAACTTTAGTGCATTAAATGGCAAGTATTTAACTTTAGGTTATAAAACAGATCAAGCAACGCAAGGCTTTGTTAGTTTTAGGTTTCATGCTAGTGATTATAACACTTATGATAATCCCACGGGCGAAGGTCCTGTATTTGGTATTGATACTGATAGTTCAGATACAGAAACTACTGCTGCTACTAAGTTAGCGAATGCTATAAACGATTTTGGTCAACACACTGTTGTTCAAAGTGGAGGTATTTTAACTATAACTTATAACGAGGATATGCCTAATATATCTTCGGTTAACTCAACAGAAAATACTTATCAACTTAACGGTACTCAATCTACAACTAACTTTGATTTAAACTTAGTTAACGCTGGTACAGCGGCTGGTGATAATATAGTTGAGCAAACTCCAAGTAATACATCTGAAAACTTTAATGATATAACTCCAGTTAACTATCAACTGTACGATATTAATTATTCTTCTGATATAGAAATATCAACAGAAGGTAGAAGATATGGCTTAGACCCTCAGTTTACTCAAATAAATGGAACGTTTTTTATAGACCAATTAAGAGGTTTAATAAAATTTGGAGCAGCGCTAGCTGGTGAAACAATAACTTTGCATTATGTTAGCGACGGCTTAGGTACAGACTCTGAAATGGTTGTACATAAGTTTTGTGAAGAAGCTTGTTATAAACATATAGCATATGGTGTACTATCTACTAGAAGTAATATACCAGAATATCTAGTTCAAAGATATAAGAAAGAAAGATTTGCTGAAACTAGAAAAGCAAAAATAAGATTATCTAATATTAAAATAGAAGAATTTGCTCAAGTACTAAAAGGTATGGGTAAACAAATAAAATAAAATTATGGCAGATATTAAACATAGTTTTACGGGTGCTAAAATGAATAAGGACCTTGATCAAAGGTTGGTTCAAAATGGCGAATATAGAAATGCAATGAACGCTCAAGTCATGACTACTAGTGGTGGTAGTGACGGTGTTGGTGAAGCTGGTACTCTTCAAAATCTACAAGGTAACACTGAAGTAGCTACAGCTACTGGCGCTACTCCTTTGGCTACTGGATTTAATGATACTGACTTTAAATGTGTTGGTTCTATAGCTGATGAAAAAACAGACAGCGCTTTATTTTTATTTACTTCAGGAGATTTTTCAGAAGAAGATGAAAACTCTACTAATTCTATAACTAAAATAGATACTATAGTTAGAGAGAACGTATCAACAGGGGTAACAACTCCAATATTTGTAGACAGATGGGGCTTTCAATGTCCTATAGCTTCTTTAAACCAAGTAGTTGAACCTACTGGTCAAATAAGTGGTCTAAACTTTACAACCGAAAATACTGTAGTAAATACAGCTATGCTAAGAGTTAATATGACTATAGAATTTTACGAGTTTGGCAATCCTGATAATTCAGCTACAGCTAAAATAAAAACTGTTTTAAATAACAATAGTGTATTTTTCTATGATTTTTTTGACACGTCAACTGTAACTTGGGCTAATCTTACTCATGTTAGATTTACTAATGAAAGAGTACTAAAACTAGACCCTAACATAAATATAACTGGAATAAACATTATAGATGATTTATTATTTTTTACAGATGGCGTTAATGAGCCTAAAAAAATAAACATAACAAGGTCTGAAAGAGGTACTGATGCTAGTGGTAATTTACACACACAACTTTATGTAACCAACGAATTAGGAGAGTTACAGCTAGCTGGTGATTTAGAAAACGAAACTAACTCTCCTATTACTAGTGCGACAAACATATCTACTATATACCCTAGTGATGTTCTTGAAGAACACGTTACTGTTTTAAGGCCTGCACCTAAAACTGCACCTACTATAGAAGCTGTGACTAGAGATCCAGGCGAGTTATCATTTACTATTACTAATACTGCGTTTAACGATTTAACTAATCAAGGTGTAGTAGTTATTGGTTTAGACTCTGAAGGTGAGCCTTCAACAACTCCACCATTGTCTCAAACAAACTTTCAACAAGGTGATACTTTAATAGTTTCTGAAGAAAACTCTTTAGATTCTGAAATAACATTTTTTAAATTAACTTTTCAAGGCTATTTAACTACTGATACTGATCCACCTGAAGCTTCTACTACGGGCCCAACTGACCAAGCGTTGTTTCAAGTTATTTCAAATAACGATACTTTAGAAGAAATAGAACCTGCAAACCTAGAGTGGTCTTTTAATATAGACTTACCAAAGCCTAAGTTTGAATTAAAGTTTGCTAGATTTGCTTACAGATATAAATACGAAGACGGAGAGTACTCTGCTTTTTCACCTTTTTCAGAACTAGCATTTGATCCAGGTGTGTTTGATTATGACTCTTTAAAAGGCTATAACTTAGGTATGGTTAATACCATACAATCTTTAAAAATAAAAGACTTTATACCTTATTTTACAGATAGAGCTTTAGATGTAGTTGAGGTAGAAATACTTTATAAGTCTACAGACAACGCTAATGTTTATACTATAAAAAGTATAAGAAAAGAAAAAGATCCTGAGTGGGAATTATTTACCCCTAACAGCACAACAGGTATTAATTCTACAGGAACTGGTGAATTAGAAATAAAGTCAGAGGTAATACACAGGGTGATACAAGGTAATCAATTACTTAGATCTTTTGATAATGTTCCTAGATTAGCTAAAGCTCAAGAAATAACTGGAAGTAGAATATTGTATGGTAACTTTGTTCAAGGTTTTGATATTACTAAACCTGTTAGTTTAAGTCAAGGTATAGTAAGTTCGACTGTAAATGTTCAACCTAAAAAGTCTGTTAAAACACTAAGAGACTATAAAGTTGGTATGGTGTTTGGAGATAAGTATGGTAGGGAAACTACAGTAATAGAATCGTCTAGTACATCTACAGCAGCTGGAGGAATATTTACCGCTGCTTCAGATGATTTTAATGTACCTAAAGACTTGTGTGCTTTTGCTAATCAGATACAAGTTCAACAAAACTGGAGCAACCCTTTGTCAAATGCAGATCCATTGATAGACATGGACTGGATGAGTTACGTTAAATACTATATTAAAGAAACTAGCAGTGAGTATTATAATTTAGTTTTAGATAGATGGTATTACGCTAGAAACAATGATAACATATGGCTTTCTTTTCCATCTGCTGATAGAAACAAAGTAGATATAGAAACTTATTTAATACTTAAAAAAGACCACGGCGAAGACAAAGCTGTGTTAGAAGCCGCTAGATATAAAATAATAGACATAGACAATGAAGCCCCTGAGTTTGTAAGAACAGATAGGAGACGAATGGGTATGATGAAGCTTGGTACAGGAACGCACGCTGGAGAAGATGGTTGTAATTTAGGATTATTTTTTGATGTCTCTCAAAGTCCTAATACTAATGAGCCGTCTAGATTAGTAGATGCTGATGCTACAGAAATAATCGTACCAAGTCAATTTGCTAGTTCTTTACAATTTTTAGATAACTACGGGCTAACACAAAGAGGTCAATTAATGATTAGGGTTGTTGGTAGAACTATGGTTTTAGGTGGCACTAACGACGTTCCTGTTAATGAATTAAATAGTGGAGACTTTGTTAAGGTTAATCATTTTTATAAAAAGCAAAACGGCGATTTAGTTATTAATATAGAAAAGTCCTTTGGCCAAACAGCTAACATGCGGCAAGCTTTTTTAGACGCTGGTTTATCTATAAATCTTTCTAACTCAGCTAGTAGCTCTAATGACTTACAGTATTTTTTAGAATTTAGAGAAGATGTTGTTGAAAATAAACCAGAGTTTGATGGTAGATTTTTTGTTCTTATAGAAAAAGATGCTAGTGTTGAAAAAAATATTGAAAAATATACAGCTGCTAATCAAAACTTTGTAACGCTAAGAACATTTAGAATAGGTTATGTAGATACTCAACCACTTAACCCAGCTCTTAACGGTCCGTATTCAGAGTCTGAACAAACAGGTAGTATGTATGATGATCAAAGTATAGGTGAAGAAGATAATACTCTTACTGATCCTACAGCACCACACCAATGGTGGGGATTTGGCATATTTCCATTTAATACTAGCTTAACTCAAATGTGCCCTTTAGTAAACTTATTTGCTATGGGTTGCCAAGAGGGATTTGCGTTTGAAGTAGATGGCAGAACATTTCCTTATAGTGGTGAAGACAACGGTGTATTTGGCACAGGTTTACTTACTAGGTTTTATTGGATTTTACACAAAAATTTTCATAAATCAGTAGAAGGCTTTGAGTTCTCAGACGATTTTGGTTTTGCTGTTGGGAGTAGAGTATTTTTAGATGGCGCTAGAGCACACATGATGGATTTAGTAGAATTTACACCAGAAGGATTAGGTTCTGAAGCTATATCTGATGGTGATGACGCTATGAAAGATCGTGGTGTAGCCGCCGTAGAACCCTATTCAACTAGAGCTAGAAATGATGATATTTATGGTGGCACAGGCCAAGACGGTGTATCTTTTTTTAATTACAAACCCACAGCATTAGACCAAGGAAACGCTACAGAAGGCTTTGGTAGAATGATGTTAAGTAAACAACAAAAATGTGATAAAGAAAATTTTGGTGAAGGTGAAGCAGGTGAATTATATTCTTTTATAACAACAGATGGTTCTTATTTTAGATTTACTTACGATACTAGTAATGGCGGTGAACCTCACATATATCAAATTATACATAAAGAAGTTGTAGATGGAGTAGAAGTTTTTAGAGCTCCAGAAAAAGCCGGTAGAGGCCATGGTGCTAGAGTAAGGAATTACGGACCTCAGCTTGGGTCTGACACTAATAATGAAATTAGTACTA